TGCCTTGGGCACCAGAGATTCAAAATAACTGCAAATAATAAATCGTACAACTAGAGTGAAATGCTCCAACTCTAATTGTACGATTTTTATTTTTGGACACATTCTAATTAATCGCTTACAGATTATCAATAATTTCTTGGGTCAATTTATTTTTTGATTTTAGAAATCCTTTTTTGTTACCACCTGTTTTAACCAATACATTTTCGTATTTTAAAGAATTATATGCTACAGATAAAATAAGTTGATTTTCATTAATAATTCCATTCCCTGTAAACCCATCTACTGTATTTCTTGTCAGTGCAACAAAATTAAAATCTCTGTATGGTACACCCATTACTCTAATATCTATCTTTTTAAATATAGGATCATTATTTGAAGTCGCATTTACACACTGTGACTCTATATAGTGTAATGACTCGACTTTATTTCCTAATTTATTGATATACATATATCCATTTCCATCTAACAAATAATCTCTTAACATTGCTTTTTTTGCTTGGTATGCATCTAATAAATCTCCTGTTTCATCATTCAATAATTTAAGCCTATAGTCATCTTTAATTTCCTTAGTCTCGTTTTCAGACTCTATATATAATTTAATAGGCATACTTGCAATAGTATTTGTAATGGCTTCTACACATCCATATACACTAGGGATATTTAATGCTTTTTCTTTATCTATATCATCTTTTTCTATTAGGGCTTTAAGTACTGGATCATCAATGATAACTTCCCCTTCTGCCTCTCTAATTTCATTGCGCTTAAACCACTTCAATTTAATCACCTCCTTTCTAAATAACTTGGCAGATAAATCCACCATTTCCATATAACCTTTCCTGCTCTAATAAATAAAGTGCATTAATAAGTGATACAACCATATCTACCTTATCTGCACTTTTCTTTTTATTAACATATTTATTTAAATTGGTATCCTCTGTACATCTAGCATTTTGGAAATTGATTTCTAACAATCTATTAGATTCATATTTAAACTGTTTTTGTAAAATTAACTCTTTAAGCCATTTTGTTGGGCTATGAAGTACACTTGAATGCTGCTTAATTTCTACGCACTCTATAGCTTCATTTTCTAGTTTTTTAACAGTACTTATTGCATTATATCGATCATAACCTAACTGTATTATTTCTACACCGTATTCATTTTCTAGGTTTAAAATGAACCTTTCTACAAAACTATAATCTATAACTTCATCACCACATTCAAAACAAGCACCTTCTTCTATTAGCTTTTTATAATCTACTGATTCTTTTTTAGACTTGTGTTCTATTCTATCCTTTGGAATAAACCCCCATACTTTAGCATAGATAAAATCATCATCTTCACAAGTCATGGCAAATGATGTATTATCATCACTTTGTGAAAGATCCAGCCCACAATAGACTTTTTTACCTCTCCAAAATTCTAAGTTTTCTTCTATTCTGCATTCCTTTACCTTAGTAATTTCAATATACCCTTCTACACCTAATCCTTTATATTTAATATTGTTATGTTTGCATAAATAATTTTCACGTTTATTTTCATATAATATAGCCATCTCCCGTTTATCTTTTATAGATTGAAATATATCTGGATTGTTATATGAAACAGGATTAGATTGATAAATAACTAAATCGTTGTTTTCCCATTCTTTAACAAGTTCTATATTCGGCTCATAAAGCAAACTAAAATATCTCTTGTTATCTGCTATTCTATCTAAAACCTTTTTGGCATGGTCTATTTCATCAAGCATTACATTATTATCATTTGGATATTGCGTACTAATAATAATTCCTAACTTATTTTTTAGTGTAATTTGTGATGACCGCATTGCTTCTACTGGATAGTCATCCATAGCTCCTGCTTCATCTGCTAAAAATATGTTAGCAAGTTTACCATCCATACGATCATTAGAATATGCCAGAGGTGTATATTCGATTTCTGTCATCTTACAACTAATCATATCCCTATTAATTTTAAAGTATTTATCAAGAGCTGGACTTGCTTTAACAATCTTTCTAAGTGCAAGTCTTAACTCATTCGATAACTTAAAATCAGGTGCCACACTAAAAAATCTACTGAATTGTGGTTCTGTTAACATACCAATTAAAAAAATCACAGCTGAATAAAAAGTTTTAAAATTTTTACGGCATATTTCTAATAATGCTGTTTCATAATATCTTCTACCATCACCTTTTAGTCTTGTACAAAATACTGCAATAATTAAAAACCAAGCATAATCTTCCATACCCTCATACATACTACACATCAAATCTGGGTGATTGATGATTTTAAGTAATTTACAAAGCTTTTTGTAGAATTTCTCATCTACATATGCCTCTTCATCTAACCCATCAACAATATTAATCCACGAACTAGCTTGTTTCTTTACATATATTCCTACATACTGATTATCCTCTTCTATACACCACTTAGCATATTGATAGGCTTTACTTTCTTTAATCATCTTCTCTCAACGCCTGTAACAATGGATCATCTTCTTTTTTATTTTGATTAATATTTGCAAGTTTAGCTCTAGATTGAGGGGATAAAGATAATTCGTTGCAGCACCTATAAAAATCTTTACTATACTCAGCTTTTGCAGCTCTTAATGTACTATTGGCCACTTTGCTAAAATCAGCATTAATACGCTTTTCAATTTCTTGCAATCTATCAATAGCTATTGCACATGTAGTTAAGATGTAAATATCCAAATTACCAAGTAACTCACTTTCTTTCAATTCATATACAATATAATTGAATATTTCAATTTGATTTTGAGTTAAGTAATCAGGTGGATAAATTTTATCACTATCCCCTTTTATTTTATTTTCTACCTCTATCCTTCTCTTCTTTTCTTCATTTGTAAAATGTTTTGAACTCACATTTATATTTTTTGCTGGTCTGGCCAAATCAATCACCTCTCTTCATTTAGGGAATTTTTTGTGTACAGAGGGCGTCTGTCGGTGGAAAAATCCTATAAAATTTTTGTCTTTATGAAGTAGGGGGGTACTCCTGTTCCCTCACTATATCAAATAATACTTGTTTAGGAATCTCTCCTTGTTCTGCCATCTCATGATGATGAGAACATATTGCAATCAGATTTTCATTATCTAATCTTCTAGAATAATTTTCTTCTAAGCTATCTATGTGATGTACTTGTATGTCTTGAAAGTTATATTTACGTGCTCCATATGCGTACAGCTCCCTAATGCACACTTGACACATTCTTCTATCTCTGCGCTTAATTTCATCACGTTTATTCTTCCATAAACTTGTCCATCTAAACTTATCTTTATAACTAGTTCGCTTATATCCAGACGGCTTCTTTCCACAATCTAATTTGCTATCATGTATTCTTCCACAGTATTTGCAACTCTTTAACATTATTTAGAACCCCTTGTTCTGAAGCTCCTGCTTCTTAAGTTTTAAATTCTCTTTATCATTTTCTACTTTATGAGGATTGTCTAGCCATTCCTTCTTAGCCTTATTGGTTAAGACAAACTTAGCCGCTTGAACATCTGCTGGTATATGAATGACCTTCTCTACTATCTCTACTCTTTCGATACTGCACTTCTTACCATCTTTATTGTAATATTCTTCTTTAACTTTGATCGGCACCTTCTCTATACGGTCATAACCTTTGGCGCGTTGAAATAAAGATACCTCAACAGATTTCACCTGCTCCTCCATAATCTTCTTACGAGTATTAGCGCATTGTTTCAAAACCGCTAAAAGCGCTACATTTTGCTTTTTTATCTTCCTAAATGTGGATTCTCCAATGCCAAGTAGTTCAGCCATTTCTTTTTGACTCATCCCCTGTAATGCCCATTCCTCAATGGTTTTAAGGTTTTGCATCACTCTTTCTTCTGCTGAATCTGCCACCTTTTCACCTCCCATTTTTATAGCGTTTTTAAGTTGAGACGCTATTCGTTTTAAAAAATATTGCACAAAAAAAGATTTAGATGTCATTTTTTTATTTTTCACCCTAAATCTTCTCAAATCCTTTATTTATCAATGCTTTGAACGTTATTTTTTTATATTTTAAAATGCACGTTATGACTAAGGTCTCTTGCATTTACTAAAACCTTGTCTAACCTTTGATTTATTTAACTTTTTATACTTTCTAAATTACTAATTGCATCTCATAACTGAAAATGATGCATTTAAAAAATCCCTTCCTATTAAATGCGATTTTTCTTTCTCTTTTCTGTTAAGTTATCCATCTTCTTAATAGAACGCTTTCTAAGTACCTTATTAAGTCCTAAATACTTAGCTGTTTCAGTAGGTGATACATGTCCTGCATAATTTTGTGCTTCTGCTAAATCATTATCTTTTTCATAAACCATAGTAATGCTAGTCTTTCTAAGAACATGTGTTGCCATATCATATATTCCTACAGCAGCACCAGCTTTTTTAAGCCTTCTATTTGCTTGTGAATAAGATATAGGGACATTTCTATCTCTAGGACTAGGAAATAAATATTCACTATTTGACTTACCATATGTATACTCTTTAAGTATTCTTTTTAAATCTGGGTGTATATCTATCTCTCTTGGCGGCTTTGGTTGCCTTGGTCTTTTCTTGCGTTCTTTTAGATCTTTTTTATGTAATCGACTAAGATACTTTGTTTTACCCTCTTCAATTATAAGGGTATCACCTCTTACATCTCTTACTGTTAACTGTAAAACATCACCTATTCTAAAGGCTGTGTAGAGCATAATAGAAGATATAACATACACCATTATGTCATTTTCTTCTAAGTAATCTAACAACCTAAATAGTTGTCTTTCATTATCTATTGGTTCAGTTCTTCTTCCTATGCCCTCACATCCTTTCTATAAATAATAATAAAAATACACCTAGCACTTAACTAGATGTATTTAAAACGGATATTTGATAGGTTGCCCTATCGTTTTAATATTTCTTTAGGGGGAATTAGGATGAACTCAATGTTTAGGATGATTTCTTTCGTTCACCCATTAACATATTAACATGGATATCTGTTCAATGGCTGTTCAACATCTGTTCTTTCCTGTTCAAAATCCACCATCATCTGTTCACTACCTGTTCAGCATCTGTTCATGCTTTTGATAAAAAAATAAGAGATAAGTCATCACGACTTACCTCAAATGATATTTTTATTATTAAGAAAACAGTTACTTGTTTGGCCAAGCTGGAATTTGTATTATTCTTCATAACCTATAATTGCAATCAGGTTACTACACATCTTCCAATTATTCAGGTTCACTGCTAGAAGTCCTTCGTATCCTATCAAGATTATTACCTGCTATGTCACGTTTCTCTACAAAATCTACATAAAAGTCTTTAAATTCAGCTATTTCACTTTTTCCATCTCCCAGATACTGATATATCTTCTGTAATGCTCCAATGGAAAAACTGCATGCAAGTTCAAATGTGGTTCTTCCTCCTTCCGGGTCGCGAATCCATTTCAACGAAAGTCCATTTTCATCTGCACTCATACCCATTGCGGCATTCAATCCATGTGATTCAAATGATAATCCTCCATAAATACCATCATAATATTTTTCATAACCAATTTCTTTCATTAAACCATAGATGCTTGTTATATTGCTGCATACTTCGTACCACTGAATATATACCTTTTTCTTATTTTTACTCTGTTTCTTTTTGGCATATAACTTCTTTTTTCTAGCTACATCCGTTTCTTGAAAAACTGTTTTTGACTTTATTAATCGGTTTAATGCTTGCTTTTTCTTTTCTAGTTTTTCACAGTTTTTGTAAAACTCATCTTTCCCTTTTGTAGCAATAATTAGCTTTCCATATTCAGATTCTGCATTAAAATAAATTTTACCTTTATCTAATTCCTGGTAATGATGTTCCAGATAATAGGCTGCTGCTCTTTTTTGCGTATGATCTTTTAATATAAACTCCAACCCAACTATGTTCTCTATCAGAGAGCGTAGTATAATCTGTGCTGGTTCAAATAAACTTACAGAATATAAAACATTGATGGCATCCAGTTGTTCCATGATTTTTCTTATAAATAAAACAATAACAGTATCAACAAAATCATCTTTTCTTGAAGTTCCTATTATCATTTCATTTTCGACTTCTCCAAATCTGGTAATAACTGAATCCAACACATAGCTTGCTTGTTCAATAATTTCTTTTACATCATCGTAATCTTCTACATTAAAGAACAAATTATCAAATATTTTTAAATACGAATTCTGCATAGTACCCCCTAAATTCTAATTTATAAACCTATAAAATATCTTTTAAATTTTATCATACTTAACTTATAAAATCAGTATTTAGGTAATAAAAAAAGCAGACTTATGCCTGCTCTACTTTATCAATATAAATATACTTAAATAAAGGTAAATCTATATAACTTTCATCTCCTTTTATTTTATCTGCTAGTGCCTTAATACCCTTTTCACCATACCTCCTGCATGTTGACTCACTTAACCCCATTTTTCTTGTTACATAATCCCAAGTATAACCCTCTATATGTTTTAACTCTAAAACATCTCTCCACTCTTTCTTAATATCCAGCAAACTTAAATCAATACGCTTTAAATAAAATTGCAATGAATCTATTTCCTCTTCCAAATCTAATTCCATTTGAATATTTTTAATCGCTATTTTCTCTACTATAGAAGTTACTTTATTTGTTTTTGCAGGCACCTCATCATATGTACTACTTTTTATACCAACTTCTCTATCATTATGCTCTCTTTCACTTTTTAATTTCTTTAGAAACTCTTTTTTTGATTCTAATTTTGCTCTGTACTCTTTATAGTTTTCCAAACACTCTATTGTCTCTTGTAAATATTTATTTTTCATCCTAATCCCTCCAATATCAAACTTTCATTTGTTTGCTTGAATAAGCACCAAAACACTTGGACTAAACTATTAAAATTTAATCCAAGTGTGCTGGTCCTTATTCAATTATTTCTTTTTGTACTTAGCAAATATATCAGCAGCTCCCCCTACTTTTGGTTTTTTCATTTGAGGTGTAAATCCATCAAGAAAATTAATATCACTTTTAAGTCTTGTCTCACTGGTAGCCTGTAAGTTTCTCTTAATTGATTCTTGATTTTCAATCACTCTATTCTTAATTTGCTCTAGCCTTGTAAACGGCAAGCTTAACCCTGCTAATACACAAATCGTTTCTTCCCCATATCCTTGAAATGCATCTATGTAATTTCCTACTTCTTTCTTTAACTCTGAAATATCTACACATTTAGCAGCTAATAAACCAACATACTTAATAACTTGGTCCCCCTCAATAGGAGCATATATATTTGACTTAATTCCCGCTACTATATTTGCTAAGTTTGTTTGCTCCTTATCAACCTTTGTAATTGTTAACATTCCTCTTGAACTTAACATTTCCATTACCTCTGCTTTATCAATATTACCTTTAACATCTTTATGATTTGGCATATCAAGCATTCCTTGTAAGAGTTCAACAAAATCTTTATTAATACTTAATTTATTTTCACAAGCATTATTATCTAGGACAATTGTGCTTGCTATTCCATCTACCTCTTCTAATTCTCTAAAACATTCGTATGCATTAATATGTGTCTTTAATGGTTCGTTTTCTCCTGGAATAATAGTTATTGCACCTACTGCCTTTTCCATATGCTGAATAAGCAAGTCTATTAACATTGGCGATGCTCCTGAACCAGTTCCTCCACCACTACTAAAAATTACATAGATAAAATCTTTATTAACCTTATCTTCAATCTCTTTTGCAATGTTTTCAAAGTCCTCTATAACAAGCTCCTTTGCTTTATTTCTATCTTTATTGCATCCTTCTCCACCCTTAATGTGATACTTGAACTTAGTTTCAAGTGTTGATAGGTCCTCATCTGAGGTATTTAAGAAAAGAACATCATATCCAACTGCCTCTAACTTACTTCCAATATTTCCACCTGCTTGTCCAACTGCAATAAATCCAATTTTGTTATTCATCCTAATTCCTCCTCTAATAACTTTAATCCTATATCAGTTATGTAATAAGTATGTTCTCGCCCTTCATGTAATCCTTTAGCAATGTACCCACTTAGCACTAACTGGTTTACTCTTCTATGTAATGTTACTTTTTTTATTTCAAGTACATTCATAATGTCATTTCTTGTTATGGCTTGTATCTTTCTAAAGCACTGATTTTCTTGTAATACATTAAGTATTGCATAATCTAATTTATCCATTGTTTCACATCATTTCATATGATTTTATTATGTTTCATAATATTTCACATCATTTCATATAGTTTCACAAGATTTCACTCGATGACTTCTACACCTTCCAACACTACTGTAATTTGAACATCACATAGAGTATTACAATGCTCACACCTCTCATACTCTACCATTGCATTAGCCCATTCAGATGTATTGATCTTCTCACATCTTGGACATTCCCATTTAATTTCATCTGTCATGCTCTTCTCCTCCCAAAATCAATTTTTATTGAGTTTATTTTCTATATCTTTTAATGCCTCATAAAATGCAACAATTTGTATCATATTCCTTTTTACTGAAATAATTCCCGTTGGTATATGTTTTACACTGACAATACTTTCTCTAATCTTCAACGGGTCACTTTCATCATAAAGCTCTCTATAAACACGTACCTTTATATCTTTTCTTTCTATACTCAAGCTTCACACCTCCTATCATTTTGCCAAGGTCGGCAAAACGTTTAAAAACATTTTTTTATTGCTCATCTGTGAAATCTTTATACCTAATTTCTTCAACCAACTCAAATTCAGCTTCAATAATGCTATTCCCTTTTACTCCTGTTGTCTGATTAACGCATTCCCACCCTTCTGATTCCATCTGCTCAATATGCGCATCTCGCTCTTTTTTTGTTTTGTAACTGTAATATTGTGATGTTACTTTTTTCTGTGACTCAATCCAAAGTTCCACCTTATCACCTCCTGGACCATATCTCCCATATCGGCGACATGGTCAAAAACATTTTTTATTCAATAACACCATATAACTTCTTTATTTCTTCAAAGTCTTCACGATCTCTTAAATCATCTAACTCACATAATGTTTCTTCTTCTTTTCTAAAATCATCATCCATGTCTATCCTTGTCCATAAGAACTCTTTCCACTCTGGGTCATAAACTGGAACTGTATATGCATCATACGCTGGATTAGTTAAATAGACTGGGCCTTCTTCAAACATATAGCTATCACATCTTTCTAACCCTGTTATAGGCTCTATCTTAGGAACTGACTCAATCACCTTTTTTATTTCGGAGCCTGTCATTTTCTTCAAATCATATACTTTACGCTCTGTCACTTTATTTGCCTCCTCAAAAACTAATTTTATTTACTAAAAACTAACAACTGGTACCGTATGATAAATAATTACATACCCATCACCTGTATTTATTACTTGTTCTACAAGATTGCCTTCTTTTATAAAATCAATTAAATATGTTGCCAATCCAATTGTGTCTACATTACTTAACGTTTTTACCTTTTGCATCTTCTCACCCTTTCTTGTAACCAAAAAACTATTTTATTGCATATCATTTAATTCTGGTATTCTATAATCACAAATGTATTCTACTGCCATAAACAATACATCTATCAATGTATTTGAATGATTTTCCCATATAGGCGATACATCTATGTCATTTACTGCATCTTCTAAATTTAGTAACTGAATACACCATCTTTCATCTACTGTATAGATATTCATTTGTGCAAACTCTCGTATAAACTCTATCAACTGTCCTGCTGTTAGTAATGGTGTATTTGCATCGCCTTTTAGTTCTCTAACTGCGTCAAGTTGACTACTTCTATAAATCAAGGTAGGATCTCCGTCTAACGGAACGTATAAATCCATCATTTTTGGTTGCCACCACTTTAGTAACGTATATTGAGTTGCCATTGACGCTCTATTAAATTTTGCTATATCAATAACTTTCATGTTTTCACCTTCCCAAAGAACTATTTTATTAATTGGTGTATTGCTGCTTTAACATTGTTATAAGCTAAATACATACCATTTACTTCACCATCATGAAAAATACATTCGCCGTCATAACATTCAATTTCTTCACCATCTTCATCTATGGTATAAAGTTTCATTCTTTTAACCCTATCTATTTCTTTTTCTACAAACTTTAGTAATTCTTCCATTCTATCACTCTCCAAAAAATTATTTGTTTAGTTGAATATTTTATTTTCCCGTGTTAATCTCTAAATAAAGATTATTTATACTTTATATACAAAGGAGAATTTATTATGAAATGCCCATACTGTAATAGTGTTATGAGACTTGGGACTATACAAGCAGATAATTTGTTATCTTGGACACCAGATGGTGAATCTCCAAAAGGTGCTACTCGCTGGGCAAAAAGTCCAAACAGTATTGTTTTAGCTAAATATTTTATGTTAGCACCGGCAGTAATAGATGCATTTTATTGTCCTGATTGCCAAAAAATAATTATTAACGTCGATAATACAAAGTGATTTTTTTCTTAACCTAAAAAACTTAGATTTTGCCAATTAAGCATATAGCTTCATTTAATATCTGAACATCTTTCGCCCATTGATCTCCTTCCTCGCCACACATGTCTTCACAATGGTCCTTTAAGTCCTCAAGTCCTTTTATAATCTCTTGCCTTCTTATGTCATTCAGCACCTCTAGCAACTCTGGGTTCTCGTAAATATTCCCCATCACAATTCTTAGGTCCACTTTATCAAATAAAGGAATAGCATCTTCTCCGTTATCTATAACAAACTCGCAGTCATAGAACTTAACCACACCTTTAAAATCTCTTCCACCAATACATTGAGCTTCTACGATGTCTCCTTCATAGATTTCTTTACCATTGTTGTCTTTAAGACCCGTGTATTGCATTAATAAAATATCTTTATGATACGGCTCAAAATTTCCCCAATGTGGCTCGCATTTATAATCAACTTTCTTTGGCTCAATCCACATCGAACATGCTGTATAGTTCTCGTCATCCATTACGTTGTCTCCATACATTCCTACCATAACTTTGTAGTTCATGTACTTATATTTAGCGTCCCATGCTCTAAACTTAATTGCTCTCACTTGCTTCATCCTCTCTTAGTTGACAAATTTAACTCTTTTGGGTAAATCGGTGGAACACTACGTTCATGTCCACCGAATCAATAATTATTTTTATCTAATCTCTATTGCTCCATTAACATACTTTTTTACTACCCTATGTTCTTGATCTATTGTTAATATATCTGCAATAAGTTTGTGCATTGCTTCTGCTATTAAGTATTA